TAAAAATTATTTATATGGTACTATTTTAAGGGTTACTGAGTCGCTACTAGTTTCAGTAATAAATTGACACTTATCACCATCACTTAATATAACATTACCACTCAATAATGTTGGTTCTGTTATAGTAAAATAAGATACAGGAATATTATTTACATTAAGCGACATATTATTAGTTAATTTAATGTTATAGTACACAATACAATCTCTAGTAGCGTTTACGGTCTTGTCGGTAGTACCAGTGGCTTCACTGTAATCAGGTTTTTTGCTTAAGCTTATCCAGCTTCCTACATTTACACCATCATTAGTTTTTATAATATACCTTACAAAATTACCTTTTACTGAGGTGTAAATTTGCATAATAGAAAAGTCATAAGCGTGGGTATTAGTGGAGTCACATTCAAGAACATATAATCTAAAACTTATTTGCCCTGTCGGCTTATTGATAACATTTTTCGAGTCAGTATATTGAGCCACATAAATACCAATATCGGTTATATCGTTTAAGTCCTCGTTAGTTAGATTGTGACCGCCAGAGCATGTAATAGTGTTGATTTCATTAAATTTTTTTCCTCTTATTACCTTTATTATTTTATTGCTATAATTAAAAACCCAGTTATCGCAGTTTTCACTTATTTTTAGCATATTGATATTTAATAACGAGGATGAACCATTCCACGATACGTTAGTTACTGTACCTACAGCATCAATAAGAGTATTTATATTTTCTTGTACTCTGCAAGAATTAAACATAATGTTGCTTATTGAATTGCCAGTAATAGAAACACCTGTTTTTAATTGTTCAAAACCAACGCAATTAAAAGTATAATTATTTAATCCTTGGGTGCTATTATTTTTTATGTTTATGCCAATACCGTTGCCAGCTAAATGTATATTATAAAAATTTAACTGATTTATCCACATGTCATTAGCTGTATCAATCTCAATATCTATTGCACTATTTATGGTGTCAATATAAAAGTTATCATATTGGCACCAACTTTCAAACGTATTATTGTTGTATATTTTAATACCAATATTTTTTGACTGAATAGTACCTATTAATATATTAGAATAACTTAAACCACTAATTTTTAAATTACATTCAATATCATCAGTGCTTATTATTGACGCACCGCTAAAATCAAAAACATAATTTCTTCTAACATTATCATCCAATAAAAGCGGTCTAGATATTAAATATTTACTACGTCCAACAACTGTTTTTCCTGTATTAATAGCCGCTTGTATAGCGGAGGTATCATCATGTACTGCATCGCCAAATGCTCCAAACTGTTCTGGTGTTACATAATTAATGCTTTTATTATATTTAGCATATAATTCTTCGGTAATATTTCTATAATCTGCAATTTGTGCATTATAATTACCCGTATTTACCCAATAATCTGTATTATTAATATCTATATTTGACGGTACAGGAATTTTACTTGTAAAGCTATTTCCTTTATAAGTAACAATGCTTAGTGCTTCATATTGTAAAGCCTTATTCCATTCGCCCATAATCTTAGGGACATACCTCGCACCAACATACTGTCTGTTAATTAAACCGTTCATATTAATTTACCTCACTTTCTTTAATAGCTTAATACTAAATGTCCATAGTCATAGTTGCCTACACCAATATTATTACCAATATCTAACCCTGTGGTATTGAAAGTAATACTCTTCCAATTTCTAGGAATTGTGTAAATGATATACCCTTCGTCACTAATGGTAACAAAAATCATTGTTGCTAAATATTGAGCAATAATGCTTTCAGCAAAACTCGTATCAAAATTGTTAATCCAATTTTGCACTTCTTGCACTTCCTGTTTTAGCTTATTAATTTCATCGTTCTGTACTTTGTCAGTCTCGATCAAATTGTTAATATAAGTTACCATTTTACAAAGAATTTCATAATAACTCAAACTATCATCATACACTAGTGGCAAAACTTTGTAGCACCAAAACCTAAAAAAATCTTTGTCACGATCAATCATACTTGCACCCCTTCCTAATAAATCATAAAGAATAAGTCTTTAAGTTCATCAATAACCATCATATCAATGTTTAGAAATGTTTCTCTAAACTTTAGTAACATTTCTGATTGGTTACCCTCGTAACCTAAAATCTTATCAACATAACTGTCGTTTCTATTTCCTGTTCCTGTCTCACTGTCACTAGTTGTGCCGTTGAGTGTGCTGGTAGTGCCATCCGTACCGACATTATGTGTAGCGTTTGTTAAATAGTCGTTGCTTTCAAGCCCTTTAATACCACCCTGTGGTGTATCGCTGTAATAGCTCCATGTATCAGTGCTTCCGTCAGTTCGTGAATTACTACTATTAGTTCCATTTCTGTTAGTGGTTTTTGTCTCACTTCCACTACCTTCATGTGATACACTCCTGTTCACACTAACTAATGGTTCAATCTTTAGCAATTCGCTCTGATATAGTTGGTTGTAATACGGCATAATATTTTTCATCTTGTCACTAAGGAACAACTTCCATCTCCCTACAGTCTCGCAACAAATCTCACGCGTGTAGTAATGTCTTAAAATCTTTTTACAAAGTTCTGCGCGGTATTGTTCGTCAAAAATAGGAAAGTCGCTAAAAATCTTGTTCCAAGATTTGTTAAGAACATTTTCGATATTATTGAACCCAGTACACTCAGTTAAATTTGCGGATGTTTCACAAATAAATCTAACTTGTGTTGTGTATTTACTCACCCTCGTTATCCTCCTTTCTGTCATCATTTTGGTTGAATACATCACGGAAGTGACAGCTTATCTGTGTACCGAACATTCTGTTTATCTGCTCACATGCCTGCTGTCTAGCAAATTCTCTCGAATATCTGTTAGCCATTACTCCGCCTTGTAACCTCTGTACTTCATCCTTAATCATTCTCTCTTTTTTCTGAATACTAATATTTGATACACCTAAATAAGTTAGAGCTTCATTCCAAAGATTAACCTTTAATTCATACAGTTTATCTGCCACATACGGCGCACCTGTTGTGAATACACCAAAAGAGCCACCATCGCCCTCCATGAAATCGTTACTTGCAAAAATAACTGGTTCATTTCCAACGAACTCTTTATAAGCATTTTTTAATGATAGTTGTTGTTGTTCGCTGCCTTTAATTAAAATCGGCGTTCTTTGAGCATTGCAGTTAATATCAATTGTTGCATCAAGTTCAGCCAGTCTCTTAGCATATATCAACATTTTATCTTTACAGCACCAATGGGTCATATTATCCCATATGATAACACTGTCACTTCTTCCACACACACGCTGATAGCCGTTAGAAGAGTATGCCCTTCTATCCAGTGGTATGTTGTAAACATCAAGTTGACCGCCAAGTATACCTCTCAAGCATAGATTACCCATTACTTCATCATTAAAATATAACATAGCTTTATCTTCGTACAAACCAACTTCAATAAAGCGTGCATCAACAGTGCCAGGAAGTCCAACCCATTCAAACGAACTAATTGCAATTTCTGTAAATAAATCTAAGTATTGGTCAAACGTGTATAGCTCATAACAAACACTATCGTCAAATGCTGTACGCTGTTTCTCTCTTTTAGCTTTTCTAGCTTTACTCATTCTTACACCTCCCTTCTAAACAGTATTATCAAGTGAGTAGTTGCCAACTTCGGCAGGATGTTTCCAAAAAGTAATACCTCTATTAAAATAACTTTCTATTAAAGCTATATCGTCACTAGGCGCGTGACCGACTATTGTGCAATCAACAGTTTTAACGTAATTCCAATGAGGACGGCTAGACACATTAGGCACTTTTGTTTTATGACAAGCGTATCCGAAAACATCAAAATAACTATCTATTGTTTTAGCATACTCAGCGGTGATTGATTTTCGCTGAGCCTCAAAACACACTTGACCTTTACCAAAGAGTGCATTATTAGTAGCATAATTGCCTTTTACCTCATTAGCAGAAATACTAGCAGTGTAAGCACTTGTTAATATATTCTGAACACTACCTAGAGCCGAGTTGCTTGACTGCCCTGTAAACATACCGGTAGCAGTTTGAATAGCGGAAGGAATAGCATTAATTGTTATTGGTACAGCATTTTGAGCAACCCACGCATTAAATGCATCTACATTCCATGAACATAGAGGAAAGCTGTCGAGTGTGATTGTTTCTGTCATGTCCATTCTTCCTGTGCCTGTAGTCTCAGTTGCCTTGTAACGATCAAGTCTCAACACTTCTTGAACTGGCATTGTCATGTTACCAACGATGTTATAATACGGTGTAAGGTTTTCGGAAAACTCATACCTTTGGATTAATGTCTGTCCACAGTTATTTCTTACCTCATTAAAATTGTAAGGGTAGGTAAATAGTTTTTTGTTTCTAGGTTTATATCCGTTTAGCGTATCATTATTGGTAATTGCTTTGCCTGTGACATTAATTGGATTGGTCTGACCCGTAAATGTAATATTCACACCTGCATCGGTTACCTCAACAGGAAGTATATCTGTGGGGCAAGTGTACAATGCTAAGATGTTGTTCGGTGTTTCTAAGTACTGATTTAAGAAATTAGTGAGATTGGTGCTACCTGCTTCGGTGTTCGAAAAGGCTTTGATTTGATAGCCACTGTAAACACCATCATAAATATAACCGCCAGTTGTTGCAAGTAGTACCATAGTGCAAGTACTGAGTGAACCTAACCCAATTATCTGACCATCACCATTATAAACATACTCGCCACATTCAACGTTCTCTGGTAAAATATTGTCGCCTATTCTATCGGTAAGACTGTGCTCTCTCTCAACAAAACATTCTTTTCTCTCAATGTCGAACCAATAAGTTTGTAAAACATCAATTTGAAAGCTTATCTCAGCAGTCACGTTATTAACATATTCAATACCAGTTACAAACGCATAAAACCAACGTGTACTAAAAGCACTGTTTTGAAACATCATATAATTACAATCGTACAAGCTATCAGCTGTAGCCTGCATACGACATTTACCCTTATTTACACGGTTGTAACTTACATTAGTAAAATGCTTTTTTGATTTACTCATAAAATAATCTGTTTGAGTCTTAATATCTGAAAAATAAATTGTGTGTTTTTGCTGAGTGGATAGCGGTACTCCACTCAGCATGTACACTTCACTATCTGGTACTATGTACATATATCATCATCCTTTATTTAAGACAATTGTATCGGCAACGGCACTAGCGGCAGTGATTGTAGAAGCGCCTGTGTAGGTTGTTCCGTCTAAGTCTGCCACAATAGTAATTTCTGTTGCGGTCTGTGTTGAAGGAATAACAATAGCACCATATTTTTGAACTGCAATCCCTACTTTGGTGAGTTCTTCGGTCTGTACAAAATTAAGCGTGTTCGGTGCAAGTGTAGCTGTGTCGTCCTGCACATTAAGAGTAAAGATAGTACCAACCTCGGTGATGTCTTTTCCTGTCACCTCTACAGTGATTGTTTTAGGTTTGTCAATTGTCGCGTCAGTATCAACAAAAACTATAGCGTTTGCGAATGGCGAGTACGAAATGGTTTTCCATACATGAAGCCAGTAATTCCAATACAGCCCACTACCAACTTGAGTTTCCGCAAATTCAAACAAGTTATCATATACTTGAAACCAAGCTTCATCAACTAAAATGGCTTTTACATTCTTCATTAAATTAAGCTCAGCCGTTGTTACCTCTTCAAGTTCTGTTGACCCTTCTCTGATAGCCGCAAATCTCTCATTATCAAAGGAACTAAAATCATCAATAAGATGAAGCTTTCCTATAAATTCTGCTTTGTTCATGTTAAATGCACTAGCAAGTACTTCAACGTCAAATTTTGCATTGAAATCAGCATCCATAAAAATACACTGTCTTTCAGTTGGGGTATTATTCTGCACATGTAACTCGTTAAATCTACCCGTCATATCAATAGGCAATAAGTTTGATTTTCCTCTAAAATTTACGGCAACACTATTCATATCAGTAGTATTAACAGGCTGTGGGTATAATTTGCCGTGCGAAACTGCTTTTATGAGAAGATACTTAAAAAGTAAGTACTCGTCATACTCCGCGGACTGATATACCTGCTCAATAATTGATGAAATAAGATTAGTAACGCCGTCAGCAGATGTAAACGCGCGCTTCAAAGCCTGTTTCTCAATAGTGATTGGATACATCACGCGCCAGTTGGTCAAATGGAAAACGGACTGCACATTCGGAAGAGTACGTTTAAACTCTCGACTTGAACCTTTTTCAGGGTCATATTTTACAGCCTTGATTATTCCGACAAAGATATCCTCTACAGACTCGCCGAATTCCAAGTAACCCTTTTTAAGATGCTTATATGGGTTATTGAAAGTCGCACTCTGCACACGCACGAGAGCAATTCTATTAACTAATGCGTTAATAAATTCGTTAGCATGGGTTGGATTACCCAAAAGTATTTCACCAACTTTTGGGATATCCTGTTCTTTATCAATTTTTGGCACATCTTTCTGATATGCGTAGGATGCGTTATTTCTAATAACATTGAGAATGTCAATAGAACGGGCATCAAGTTTAGTTTTACTGATTATTCTAGCCATTAATCTTCCTCCTTCTCGAATAAATCATCATAGGAATTATACTCTTTTTTTTCTTCTTCGTGCTCGTTTGGGGTTTCGTGATCTTCTTCCTTCTTATCGAAAAAACGTGAGACATATTTATCTCTCCACATTTTGTCGTTTTCCTCATATTTCTGTCTCCATTCATCGGCATCAGATGTGCCGATTGAGTCGGTTATATCCTCAATAATCTCTATAGTTTCATCGTCTGTCCTGTCGCCGACATATTTTTTTACTTTTTCAATCAATTCGTCCTTTGACAATTTAGCCATTTTAATTCTCCTTTCTAAAATCGTTTGCGTAACATCATATAAACGGGTAAGTGCTTTCTCGTTGAGGGTGTGGGCGGTGTAGGCGGTGTAGGTGGTACAGGTGAACCGCTTAAGTATTCATACCAGTTCTTTCCGTTTTGAATTCTTTCGTCTAATGCCACAACCCCTGCACGCTCTCTTTCAAAGCAATATGCTTTGACTGCTTCCTCAACATCTGTTAGCCGAGAAAATTCTAAACCACTGTATGGGTAACTCTTAGTGGGTATCCATTGATTACCATACCCCTCAAGTACTTCGGCATTAATTAACTGACATTGAAGGTCTCCGTCTTTCCAATCCCTGCCCTGTGCATTTGCGTAATCAGTTAGATTAGAGGATGGAGTCCATTGGATTAAGCCCCATCCACTGGATACACTTAATCTTTCTTTAAGAGCAGGATTAAGGGTACTCTCTCTTTGAATATTGCCAAGCATACCACAGATGCTTTCAAGTGTGTACTTTCCTGTAAAGTAACGGTTAAACTCCTGCGCGTTGTTTTTCATCTGACTCAAACTCAGATACTTTCTAGTACCCTCAATAACTACCCATGCCATTAAATCACCTCAGCGAGAAGCGCCTTCCATGTGTTATTACCACATTCACCGTCTTGTATAAGGTTGTGGTCTTTTTGAAAATTAATACAGGCAGACACGCACCCTTTGCCATATGAGGTATCAATTGAGCCTGTATAATATCCAAGCTTTGCCATCAATATTTCAAACACTGTGACATCATTATTTTTAGCGCCTTTTTTCAGTAAACACATAGTCGTTAATTTCTCCTTTTTAAAATCAACAATTCTTTTAACAAGTACTAAATTGCTTCGGTGGGAAATATTAGTAATTGATACGCCCTTGCCCTTGTTTGTTTTTGTGTTTTTACTATTTCCCAGTGACTCAATCATTTGTGTACTGTTAATAGCGATAGCTATGTGAGTAATTCTCTTGACCGATTCACCAAAATAAAGTAAATCAGCGCTTTGAATATTGGTTACTTTTTTACCTAATGCTGAGTAACCTTGTGCTGTAGTTCTCGGTACTTTCATGCCGCACTTATTCAGAACAGAATATACAAACCCACTACAGTCATACCCTCCTTCGGCTTCGGACTCTCCACCCCATACATAAGGCTTACCTAAATATGCTCTTGCCGTTCTTACAATATCATTACTTGTCATTTACATTCACCTCACTATCGAGCTTATCGCAAAGTTTTTGAAGCACGACTGTATTATTGTTGAGCGCATCCGCAAACTTGTCAGTCTCTTCTTTATGTGCATCATTAATTTTATTAATGTAATAGCACATAATTAAACACATGCCTATGGGAAAGCCAAGTGTTGAAATCAATGTTGATAACTCGTTAATCATAATGTCAACCCCCCTTTCTTTTTTCTTATTATAGCATATTATCAACAAATTATCAACATTAATTTGACAAAGTGTTGATAATTTGTTATAATTAAACAAGGAAGGTGGATAAATGAACGATATAAAATATTATGACGGCACTAAGCTATTAAGCATGAAGGACATTAACGGAAATGTTCCAGAAATTTATATATCAACATCAAATAGAAGTGCAGGAAAAACAACATATTTTAATAGGTATCTAGTGAATAGATTTTTAAAGTACGGTGAGAAATTTTGCTTACTATACAGATTTCAAGACGAGTTAAAGGACTCAGCGGACAAATTTTTTAAGGATATACACAATCTTTTTTTCTCAGCATACACCATGAAAGCTATTCAAATTGGTAATAGTAAAATGTATGAGATATTTCTATGCAGTGCCTATGATGAAGAGGACGAGGGTAAATCCTGTGGTTACGCTGTAGCTCTCAATTGTGCTGATAAAGTGAAAAAATATTCTCACTATCTGAGTGATGTATCAAGAATTCTTTTAGATGAATTCCAGTCTGAGACCAATCATTACTGCGCAGATGAAGTTAGCAAATTTATAAGCATACACACCTCAATCGCACGTGGCAATAATAGCCAAGTTAGATATGTGCCTGTAATAATGATTTCAAACGCCGTCACATTGCTAAATCCTTATTATACAGCACTGGACATTACTGACAGACTGACCTCTGATGTTAAATTTTTACGCGGAGACGGTTTTGTGCTTGAACAAGGCTATAATGAGAGTGCGTCTAAATTACAGGAAAGCTCACTATTCAACAGGGCTTTTAACAAATCTAACTATGTGGCATATGCTTCTCAGAATGTTTATCTCAATGATAATAATGCTTTCATTGCAAAACTCAAGGGTCAGAGTCGCTATCTCTGTACACTTAAATATAAGGGTGAAGAGTATGCAGTTAAAATGTTTGAAGATCAAAGTATAGTTTACTGTGACAAAAAAGTTGACCTCGATTTTAAACAAAGAATTTCAGTTACCACAGATGACCACAATATCAACTATGTAATGCTCAAAAATAATGCATGGTTAATTGATTATATGCGGTACTTCTTTGATAGAGGTTGTTTTAGGTTTTATTCACTTGATTGTAAAGAGTGTATACTTAAAGCCTTAGCTTATTATTAATGGTATCTGCGTTAGTTATTTTTGTAACATAGGCATGAAAGGCTCTTTGAAATATAAGACATGCCTATGTTGTTGGGTGTATGCCTATCCATGCATTAAGAATTAACGTTATAGATATATTAAAAAGGACAGAATTTAATTCTGTCCTTTTGCTATTTTTCACGTGAAACATTTTATCTCATTTTATATGTTGTCTCTTGTAATACTACACCCCCCCTTATTCTCACTGGACGCAGTTTTCCGTATACTTCCAATCCTATTCTAAAATCAGCAAGCGTTCTCTTTGTTTTCAAAAATTCCTGCTGAATTGTAGGATATTTCTCTAATTCTTCATCTGTTACCCCTTCCATTGATTTAAGAAACAAGTTCTTACAACTATTCGGCATACCTGCACATTTTACATTATAGTACGGGTTCTCAATCGGTTTTTCATCTTCGTGTGTGACATGTTCAATATATGTTTTCTGACGAACAAAAATAGCTTTATCCCAATAGCTCTCTAACTTCCAACAACAGAAATTAGAAGGGTGTATTTTAATGCCTTTAATATTTTTCTTTGTAGTACAGCAATGGATGCTGTCTGTGTCAGCATATACAAAATATTTATAGTTTTGCTGAGCGGCTCGAATAGTAAAATTTCTAGCATAACTTGTTATGGCTGAACCTATTGGGATATACATAACTTTCTTTTCGTGTTCTTCAAATGTTGTAAAACCTAATGAACCATCATCCTTCTCCTTTGCCACTTTGAAAGAGGATATATCTGAACTACTGAGTTTTCCATATAGGTTGTTTAAAAAGAGTTTCGCTAGTGTTCGTCTTGCTCCTGTACTAGTCTGTTTAATTTGCTTGTATTTGTCAATATATTCGTCAAAAATCCCTGTTATAGTTCTAAAATAACATCCGTCCAATAGCTCAAAATCTACAAGATTGTAATGCTCTTGCAACAATTTAAAATCAGTCTGCGTAAGCACCATTTCAACAGTAGCTTTTTTAATATTACCGTCAAAATCTTTGTACCATGTACATGTTTCTCCTGTATCTTTATCAACTATATCTGATGTCTCTAACATTTCAGTAGCCTTATAGAAAAAACTCCCTTTAATCTGTATGAATGGCAATTTGTTCGGCTTTAAATAAAAACATGTACGAATACGAACAAAATAGTAGTATTGGTTTGTAAGACATTTTGATGGTATTTCACCCTTGAAAAAAACTGGCTGACCAATGGGGTAATAATTACCACTTTCTGAGTGCATCATGGATGGGTACAAGCTATTAACATCTGCCGTTATACCCTTAGTGTAAATTCTATTTTCGCATCCCTTCTTTAGATAACACCAACCGCCTCTGTATGAATGTCTGATATACTCGTCAGCGTTTGAGTATTTATATTCAATGGGGTTTAATTTATATTGTGTTAAATCAGGGAAAAAAGCTTGATAGTCTTGCTTGTCTATTGTGTGTTTAAATTCAGATAGACAGCATGAACCAATAGTGAGTTTTAAGTGCCCCTCTGTTTGCATTATTTCCAATGCTTCTTTAACCACTAGAACATCATTGGCAATATAGCGTTTTTCATCATCTGTAATTGGACAGCCTGCATATCTTAACCCTGTATACTCCATTTCAAGTTTTCTATGCTTTGTGTCAAAACTTTTGCCTATTTGTTGAACTGAAAATGGTAACAACTTTAAGCTGTCTCTAATCTCGATAAGTGCATATGGTGTTCTAATAAGAATGCTATACCACTGCCCCATGTCCGAAATCGAATAGACAAACGATTTTGGGGTTAAATCTTCCTCCTTTAGGAAATGTGCGTCACTATCGTTATTAGGATTTACATAGAGTTTTTGCTCATATTTCAAATCTGTTATTAGGAATGAAAGCCAAAACGAGCCGTCAAACTTCAAGTTATGGTAATATATACATATATTCTGCTTTAAGTTGTAGAGATAATTATATGTTTCTCTAATTGAATGATGTATTTTAACATCCTCTGTGCCTAGCTCTACAACCGCTGACGCCCACACCTCCGTAAATGTCTGACCATCGTATACTGTGGTTTCGAAATCTCCCACCATATATTTGATTTGCTTTCTCATATCTCATCCCAATACTCATCGTTAGATAATGCATCATCAATTTCTGCTTGTTCTGCATCGCTTGGTAAATTACCACTTATTAATGTATATAAATGCTGTACAGCCGTTCTTGATACTTCACTGGATGGGTGATACTTAATAATAGCTTCACACGTTGATAAAAAATCATCACTTGCCTGCGATATTGAATATAAAACTGCATCTACTCCGTACTTCTCAATTTCTGAATTTAACAAATTGTTTAATAAGTCCGCTGACTGAGATTGTTGAACACCTACATTAGCTATCATTGATTGCACTTTATTCCATACTATCCTTGAAGCATGAAACATCTTTTGCCATTCTCTATCTGAATTCATCCTCTCATATTCTTCTTTGTCTTTTTTCCTCCGATTAGTCTCCCATGCTTTCCTAGCTCCCTCTTGTCTAATTTCTCTTTTTCTCTGCTCAACTGTTATTGGCTGTCCTGTTACTGCACTGATAGCATAAGCTTTGTTATAAAGCTGTGCAGGTCTAATCTTTGACAGTCTCCGTATTGAGCCTGCTGTGATAGTTTTGGGTTTTGGTGGGATAAGATTAGGGCTAAATACGTATCCTCTTTTCTCAGCGTATCTAATAAAACGTTTAATCCTGTTCCGCTGTTTGTTATAATCTTTCAATAACTGAGACTTCTTAGTTATCTTATCCATAGTTTTATCCCTCCTGTAATCATAAAGAGTAATTAAGGGAGAGGTTTTTAACCTCCCCCCCTTTAAGTAATAATTTAATAAGGTTCTATACTATCATTAACTGATAAAATTTCCTGCCGCTGTTGGAAGTATTCTCGCACACCTCAACTACAGCGTGTCCATCATCCGATATGATATCTTCAAGCATATCTAATGCTTCATTAATAGTCCTAGAAATGCTTGTAAAAACTGAACCGTTTTTATCCACAAGAACTGATACTTCCACTGGGTTGCCGTCTTTGTCAGTGTCGGCATATGAACCGACATTAACAACATCAATCTGTAACCCCGCTTCAATTTTCTGACTTGATGACTTTGCATTAAATAATTCTTTCTTTGATAACATGATAATATCCTCCTATTTACTGGGCTGTGTCTGCTGTGTCTGCTTCGTCTGCTGTGTCTGCTTTGTTTGCTTCTTCAATAAACTTACTAAGTGGCATACTGTATGTCTTACTAACTGGACACTTGTTTGTGATTGCTGAGATTTTAAAAGTATCTGTTTCATACATTTTACGAATGTAATTAAACAGTTTTTCTTCATCACTCGGCACTTCACTCTCATAGACTGGGTAAGTCTTGGTCATAGGCTCACACGAAACAATATCCATACCTAATACTGTGACGTTTAGTGTGTTGATTGTTCTTGTTACGACTGGCTTTCTCATTTTTTGATTCCTCCTTGTTCTTGTAATGAGTTTTACTTTGTAACTTGTTGAAACTTGTTGTAACATGCACCTTTGGTGCAAAGGCTAGTGAGTGGAGTTGCACCACTCGTCAGCTTGATTACTGCTAGTCGATAACAATTATTGTTCGTAAGTATCTACCTTCCTTGTCCTTTACTACAGTTAGATAATGAACTAACCTGTCTATATATTTTTCAGGTATATCATTTGATGAGCCCTCATATACTACCATCCGTGTTATTTTATCGTAAATCTCAATTGGCTCATCATTGAGAACTAAATACAAATTATAAACTACCATTTTGATATCTCACCTCCTTAATGTCCTCTTTATTGAAAAATTATCACGCTTTAAAATTTCATCCGTGTTCTATATCCTCCTTACAATTATAATACACTATAGTACGTGAAATGTCAAGTATTTTTTTCAAAAAACTAATAAATTTCAAGGTAAAGTATACCGTTTTTTAATTCGTGAGCTTTAACAGGGCTATTGATATGCTGTACCAATTCGTTTGTGCGTATGCGCTTCCCATCTTTAAATGCTTTTATTTCATAACAAGGTAATATGCTCATTAATTGCATTACATCAGCTACCTTTGGTACATTGGCATTAATATATTGACTAATTGCAATTATTGACACCATAATAAATGTTACTATAGTTAATACGTCATATACGTTCATTTTGTTAATCCTCCACTATAATAAAAAACTCGTTTATAATAATATTTACTAATTTAACTTTTCTTTCAAGCAAATCAGATGGTATAAAAATAGCTTTGCCTTCATATAACCGGTGACTTATCCAGTGACTTTCTTCTGTTACAATGTTTAAATATGCATTACTGTCAATCACTGTAAGCAATTCTTTAATCTCCATTTAACTTATCCCTCCACTCTTTCACTTCATCTATGATAATTTCTGCTAATGCATTAGCTGTGAGTTTAGACTCAAGTAACCCAATCGGTGCTTTGAATATGTGTTTATATCCATCAGCGTTTATAAAAAATACTATTGAGGATATTGATGGTTCAATATACAAGTCAACCTCACATTCAATAAACTCGGACGACGAAAGAATTAGCGTTTTAACGTCTTTTAAATAATTCAACACATTTAACCTCCTTTAAATTATTTAGGGTTAATATCAATAAATCTTTTACTTTCATTTCTTTGTTTCTATATACATTATATCAGTTTAGAGAAAAAAATGGTGTATAATCTTTTAATAAATTGTAAACAATTTGTGAACATTATAATGTAACTGTACCAATGAACAGTACACCCTCGTACCTTAAATGGGGTACGAGCTTGTCGACGTTTTTCGGAATAGGGTGCCTACT